CCCCCTGGTGCATTGATAATATATGCGGATTTTTTTCCTCATCAACATTACCAAACATCAGCAACCTTCCCTCTATAGCACCAACAATAATATTGAGGTTTGGGAAAGCGGTTGCACCGCCAACAGAATTATTTAAGTAAACCAAGCAAGTCAGCAATCGCTGACCGCCATCCTTTTTGTATTGATCATCCTTAAAAGCATCATAATGAGGCTTATACTCTTGGTCTTTTGTGTAGCGTACAACTTGAATATGCTCTGCGTTTTCCAAGGGCATATTTGCAACACCAGATATTCTTTCACATACTTCAGGAAAATCTGAATGTGGTAACCCAATACTTGTAGAAGTTCTATCAGGATTCACCTCATCTCCATCTTTGCTTGAAGTAGTGCTTCTGACAAGACTATCCCTTGAAGCCTCTATGATCTTCTGACATTCTTCAGGGTAAACAAACCCATCAGCAACTGCTACATTGGGCGTACTGGCGTACACAAACATTACTAATTAAATATTAGCCCCTTTTTCGTTTAGCATAAGCGGTGCCAGAAGATAAACCCTTACCTTTAGAAGATATTTTTGGGGATGCGTAAGAAGCCTCAACCACACTATTTCCCGGCCCTTTATACTTGACACTACTCTTCTTTCCGGCGTACTCATCCGCAGAAAGATCATAGATCATTTCATCTAGGGAGGTAGAACCACCCCTGTAGGCAGGCAAATTCAGGTTTAGGTTTCTTACTGATCTAGCTTGAGCCATGACTAAGCCTTTTGCTGGAATGTTACCGGATTTGCTCTACGAACATTACCAGTACCATCCCCCATCTTTGAGATAGTTGCTTCTAGGCCACCATAGGCATTACCGCTTTTACTGTTTAACCCGGAATAAGAGGCTTTGCGAACATCCTTAGTTTCCACCTTATCCCAAGGCATACTTTTTGAAATACCTTTTGCCATTTTATTTTCTCCGTAAGGGAGGGTGGGGGTTTCCCCCCACTCTACCTGTTACTTACTAACTGGTGCTTAAGTCTGCCAAGAAACCTGAAGAGGCTTCATTTTTAGACATCAAACCGTACTCAGCAATAAGCATCTGCTTTATGCTGTCACCAGTCTTTGCTAAGGTTTCCGTCTTGAAAGGACGGAGATACGCTACGGCCCAGAAATCAAAGTCAATAAACCACATGTCTCTTGCTCTTTGAAATCTATCCGCTAGAATTTTAAACGTACCAAAATCGCTAACATAAACGTCCACAGCCGCTATAACTGAAGCGGGTTTCTCACCAGACGTACTGGTTCGTAAATCAGATACGGACTGTGAGAGTGCTGATAGTGCTTGTTTGTTAAACGAACCACACAAGATCGTATCAGGTGAACCACCGCTATCAAAACATTCTTTGATAACTGTTCTCATGTTTGCTTCCGCAAGTGCAACTTGGGTTGGTGCATCAGTAGTGGTGTCACTACCATCACCAGAACAAGCCGCAGCAGCCGGGGAACCTGTTCCAATTGAATCATAGTTCGTTCCAACCCATGCGCCTAGACCGGCGGTGATTCTAGCAACAGCAGGTGCGCCTGCAGCAGCACCGGCCCCTTTTGCAATGTTAGCGGTCAACATCGACTCCATGTTACGCTTCATTTCTTTTGCACGCTTTGCAAGCTGGTATGCTTGCGTACTGCGGCGTCCAGCCCAGTCTACGGCTTCCGCCGATCCTGATGTCTGTACCGCTTTAGCACTTATCTGCGTGTAATTGGTTACCCTAGTTGGCTGTTGGACAGCACTCGCACCCAGATCATCGCCCTCAACCTGTCGGTCGGCGGCTACTGCGCTAAGTGCATCTGTTTGCCATTCAAATAGGGTATTATCGGCAGATTCCCTGCCGCAACCACTTAGAAATGGAGTGTCAGTTGGAGAGATGTTATAGATGATGTTAGAGAGGTCTTCCCTTAGTCCTACCGAACTATAGGTTTCTCTAGTATTTGTAGGTGCAGCCATCTATGCTTCTCCTATATTATAGTTCTACGAAATCCTCAAACAAACTGGTCGCATCTCGGACGTGACCAGATTCTTGAAGACGCCTCATTTGAGCATTACGCTTTTTAACTCCAGTTTCACTTTTTGTTACTCCCTTACCAGACCTAATCACTTTAGGTTTATTTTTTAATTTCTTTGACTTAACATCAGCCTTTTTTAAAGCATCATACTTTGCGGCCTTCATTAAGACAAGAACAGACCTATGGTCTATGAGAGAATTCAATTCTTCCTCTGAAAAACCCTGCGTTAAAGCATAGTTTTTTACATCAGTAGCAAGTTCTTTTTGCTTATCTGGATCGGCCCATTCAGGTAAGGCTTCTACCATCTTAGCCCTTTCTACCTCTATGGCTTCTTGCTGCACTTTCTGTGCCTCTGCCTGCTGCTGCTGCATTGCCATCTGGCGTTGCTGATCCAGCGCCTGCATCTTTTCCTTACCATCCCGATAATCTTCTCTCAATTTTACATATTCAATAGGATCATCATTTTTAAGAGTATCCCAATCTATTTTGTCATACTCCTGAAGATTATTTGCTGAATTCTGTAAAATCTGGTTTATTTGCGTAACGTAATGCTGACGCTCCTGCTGAATCTTGGATAACTCGGAGTCATAGTTAGATTTTGCTTCCTCTATTTCCTTTCTACCCTGAGACAGTTCTTGCGTCTTTTTGGTATAATCTGACTGGCGTGAATACCCCTTCAGAAGTTCGTCGAAGGTTACCTCAATTTCTTCGCCGTCAACCTTAACAGCGAATAAGTCGGGTTCTTCTTGATCTTCTTCGTCAGACTCTTCGGCTTCCTCCTCTTCAACTTCTTCATCAGATTCTTCCTCAGATTCCTCTTCCAATGATTCGTCTTGAGTTTCCTCAGTTGACTCTTCCTCTTCAGTAGGTGCGGCTTCCTCAGCTTCTGGTTTGTCCTCTAGGGAGTCCATTATTCCGAG